CAAGCCGGGTGTATCTGGCAATCCAAGCGGCAGACCGAAGGGCGTTCAATCTATTCCTGACATATTAAGAAAGATTGGTGATGAGGAAGGTACAGCAGATGGAGTTCCTAAACTGGAGGTTGTATTGAGAAGGGTATTTAATATGGCTCTCGGATTCAAAGATGAAAATGGTATTCGCCATAATCCTGAAGCTTGGGCAATAAAATTTATAGCAGACAGAACAGAGGGAAGAGCGTTAGAACGTATTGATCAGACTATTAAGCAAGAACCTATAAAAGTATTTGATATTTGAAGTGGACAAAAGACGAAGCTCGAAGGGAGATATTAAGCGACCAACATCGATTCAAAGTAATCGTAGCGGGTCGTCGATAACGATGGGGGAAGACTTATCTTGCGTTGATGTGGCTATGTTCGGGATTCATACAGCCAGGGGAATCGAGGTGGTTTATAGCACCGACCTACAGACAAGGGAAAATGATTGCCTTCCCTGTTTTACGTCAAATCTTTCGTGGCAAGGCGAGAATAAACGAATCAGAGTTGAAGGTTATTTTACCCAATGATGCAGAGATTTGTATCAAGGGTGCGGATAATGAAGACAGCTTACGTGGTGCTGGACTTAATAGAGTTATCCTTGATGAATATGCTTACTTCAAGCCTCACGTCTGGGAAGAGATTGTTCTTCCTATGTTAGCTATAAGTAAGGGCGATGCTATGTTTATCGGGACACCGTCTGGTTATAACGCCATGTATGATCTTTATATGAGAGGGCAAACTGATCCTGAATGGCAATCATGGCAATTTAAAACCATTGAAGGCGGCTTTGTAGCCGAGGATGAGATTGAACGATTAAAGTCTAATATGGATGGGAGGCTGTATCGTCAAGAAATGGAGGGATCATTCGAAAGCACCGGGAATCGAGCCGCCTATAACTTCGACAGGGACACTCATCTTAAACGAGCTGACGAACTGTCTTTAAATAAATGGTGGGGTATGGACGAGAATGTTGATTATATGACAGCAGTATTAGCGTGTCAATATACCGATGGGACAATTCATTACTTCGATGAGATAAGGCAATCAAACTCTAATACTGAACTAATGGCTAAAGAGATGAAGAAGCGTTACCCTGATGTAGTTAATGTATACCCTGATCCTGCTGGTTCAGCGAGGTCTACTACAAGCCATCGTTCTGATCATCAAATCTTAAGAGATCACGGCTATAAGGTTTCAGCACGTAAGGCACATCCAAGCCATAGGGATAGGCTTAACGCTTTAAACAGGAAGCTGATTGATGCTACTGGTAAAGTTGGAATGACTGTCGATCCTAAATGTAAATATCTTATAAAGGATTTAGAACAAGTGCAGCGTGATAAGAAGGGCGGGATTGATAAGAGCAATATAGAATTAACCCACGCCCTTGATGCTTGTTCCTATCCTATTGAATATAAATTCCCATTGGTCCGAACCATAGGTAAGTCAATACAATGGAATTGATTTTCGGCATATCATTGGCTGTGAATGGGTTCTTTATTGGGCTGTGGTTATTTGGTAATTATTTAAGTAAGAAAGAAAAGAAGATCATTGAGAGGGAAATGAAAAAACAGATAGAGGGATTAACTCAACAATATATTGAAAGATACAAGGATTTTTATAATGCGTAGTGTTAATACAGTAGTAATCCCCGAATATTCAACGGACTTAATTGTCAAATCAGTACAAGATGCTTATGACCAAACATTAAAAAGAGAAACAGCAAGTAAGCAGACTGCTTTAGATTTTTATTATCATAATGATGTAGATCAGCATATAGACAAGTGGTTTTCATCTTCAACGCTTGAACAGATCCCCAGCTTTCCACAGCGTGTAGTCCCTCGCTTTGCAAGGGCAAGGATGATGTTATATAAGCAAAGCCCCAAGCGAACGATCAATGGAGAAGTGAATGAAGACTATGAGGATGCGGCGTATGGATTAGATCGCAAGGTCAGGGAGTTTGCTGAATTAGCCTGGCTGACAGGCGATATGGCCTTGCGTACCAAGTTCAACGAAAAGCATCAAAGGTTGGAGTATGATATTATCCCATTTTGTAAGAAGTATTATATCGAAGGGGAATCTGAACCATTTGGTGTTAGTTATGAAGTAGGAAGGGACAACAGATATAATCGTATGTTTGTTTTCTTTTCAGAGGCAAGAGATGGACAGCCTGGGAAGCACTTTAAGTTTACACAAGGTGGAAAGATTCTATCTGTCAACGATGATAACATTTCTTCGTATGAGACTCTGCCTGTCTCTTTTGTATCGTATAATACAAACGCTTACGACGTTGTAAGGTGTGCGGTTCATTTAGGGATAGCATATACAGAAATAGCATTAGCTACTCGATTTGCTTTTGGGCAGCCTGTTCTTACGGGCATAGATGACGCAAGTCAAATCAAGTTGGGCATAGATAAAGTCATGGTTCTCCCCTCCGGCGAGGGTGCTGATTTTAATTTCAAAGGAACGCCGGGCAACTTAATTCAGATGATCGAGGCGGCTAAAGCAATAGCCAATCAGACTGCTATTAACCATCATTTAAGAATCAAGTGGGATGATTCAGGTAATCCAGCGAGTGGCGAGGCGTTAAGGCTAATGGAGATTGAGAATCTTGAGGCTCGGATTAGTGATATACCTACATGGAGAGAATGGGAACACGATAGATATGAAGTAGATCGTGAAGTATGGAAGGCTCATACCGGGAAGGATTTGGGAGAGAATTATGCGGTAGACTTTGCCGAGGTGGAGTTCCCTAAAAGCCCTCAAGAAGAACGTGCAGAACTCGATTGGAAACTTGCAAAGGGATTAATGTCAAGGGAGGATTTGGTCAGGCACTTCAATCCAGACATATCGGATGAAGACCTGGAATCAAAGCTAAACAAAGTTGATGAGAGCAAGAAGGTAGAAGCGGAAGCCACACAAGCATCAGCAGTAACAACAGGGTTAGAGGGTATTTTTGCCGAGTAGAATTGTAGCTCATTTAAAGAAACTTGATATATTAAGAGACCGTACCGATGAACAGGTGGATAAAACTATGGCAGTAATTGCAGATAATATAGACCTACTACTACAGAATCCGAAAAGGTTTCTAAAATCAATATCAATCGAATTTTTAAAGAAAGAGAAACACGTTTTTAAAGAAGCACGTAAAGAAGGGAAAGCCTTGCGTAAATCATTATGAGTTCAGCTATCCGAGTAGAGAAAAACTTTAATCTTAATAAAATGGACTTCAATTTGTCTAAACAGATTAATTGGGCAGTGGACTTAATTGCGAGAGATATTGAGAGTGGTATAGATAGGGGAGGTCAGTTTGGCAAACGGTTTAAGCCTAATGCCAAATCAACAGAAAGGAAGAAGGGGTTCAATCACCCACTAAAAGACACAGGTTTAATGAAAGATCAGAAACAGATGGTCAAGGTAGATGCTACGAAGGGTAGCCCGACTGGAAAGCTGATGCCTAATGAGAAACGAATTGATATAGGGTTTTATAATCAAGCTGGAACTAATACAATTCCTTCACGTCCCTGGTTTGGTATCTCATCTACTGCGGAAAGAAAAATAATGAAAGAAATGGAAAACCAGATTAATCGACGGATAGATAGATTGTAATGGCTGATCCTGAAATACCGGTTCATTTAAATGAAATGTGGATTACATTATCTTCATCGGTAGGTATTATGGCGGAGACACAAGCACTCACTCTTACTGGATTGGTAGAACGAATGTCATCAAGTGGGATGAATAAAGAAATAATCCGGGAGACTTTATTAAGAGACTTAAGAGAAGGGGGACAAATCTTCGGTGATTTCAGGAAACAGTTTAAGACAAATATAAAATGGGGGATCGAGGAAACTGCAAGGAGAGAGTTTGAACAGGGGCTTGATAAGGTGAACGGAATGTGGGAGTGGCTCGGTGTATCAGATAATAGGATATGTCCTGATTGTGCGAAACGAAACAGTAAATCCCCGATGAAGTGGGCTGAATGGGAATCAGAGGGACTACCAGGGACAGGCATTACAATTTGCGGTACTAACTGTAGATGTATGATGGCAATCGTAGAAACGATTGATAAGCCACCTGGTGGAATTATAGTAAATAGCCGTTAATTCGGAATAAGATTTAACTAACTCAAACAAGAGGTAAAAATGAGTGAAACACAAGTCCAGAGTCAAGACGTTAAAGAGACTCCAGCCGAAACTGTAGGCGAAGAAAAACAACCCGTCAATTCAATTCCGTATGCACGGTTCTCGGAACTGGTGGACGAAAAAAACACGTTAAAAGTTGAACTTGATTCGATGAAGAAGAGCATCAAGGAACAAGCTGAAGATAGGAAGCTGAAAGAGATGGAGTCAAAAGGCGAGTATGAAAAAATCATGATCGATATGACATCCAAGCTTGAGGCTGCTGAAACAAAAGCCAAAGCCTTTGACGAATATCAGGCATCTCGGCGTGAGTCGTTATTATCAAAACTGCCTGAAGAAGACCGTGGAACGTATGATGGACTTTCGCTTGATAAGCTGGAAGTTCATGTTGATAAATTTAATTCAAAGCCCAATCCAGCTAATGTGGATAACTCCAAGCCTACGAAGATGGGCGGGTACAGCTCTGATCTTGAGTATGCTATCCAAGACCCTGAAGGATATGAGAAGGCAAAAAAGGGAACAGGTACTTTGAGCAAGTTCGGCAACATATTCAATCCCAGTGGCAATAGTTAACGGTAAGAAGGAGAAGATATTCGGGGTTGACCACGATCCTGAAGATCGTCTTAAAATGACTTCGGATAAGGAAGGCTATCCTATCGCAACTCGTG